CAATTAAGATATATGGTTTTGATGACGAAGAAACCGCAGAGACGTTTGCACACTACACAATGACGTTACTAAACTTTGATTACAACACTACTGGCTATAGTATGCCTAGCAAGATGATACACTAGATATGGATATTAAGATTCCCTACACACCTAGAAAACACCAATCCTTTTTGCACAACAAAATTTCTAAACACAGATGGTCTGTATTGGTTTGTCATAGAAGGTTCGGCAAAACAGTATGTATGATTAACCACTTGATACGATCTGCTCTACTATCTAAACAGAAGAATCCTAGATACGCATATATATCGCCAACCTTTAAACAAAGTAAATCTATTGCTTGGGATTACATGAAACAGTTTACCGCCAAGATACCTTACACCAAGTTTAATGAAACAGAGTTAAGGGTAGATTTACCCAATGGTGCAAGAATAACCTTGCTTGGTGCAGAAAACTCTGACGGGTTACGGGGTATCTACCTAGATGGATGTGTAATAGATGAGTATGCTAATGTCCATAGCAAGTTGTTTCCAGAGATTATAAGACCAGCACTATCTGACAGAAAAGGCTACTGTGTCTTTATAGGCACACCACAAGGAATGAACAATAACTTTTACGAACTATACCAACACGCACAAGGAGCAGAGGATTGGTTTAACTATATAGCTAAAGCAAGTAAAACTAAAATTGTAGATAGCGAAGAGTTGGTCAAGGCAAAAGAAGTAATGGGAGATAAGAAGTACCAGCAAGAGTTTGAATGTGATTGGATAGCTAACATAGAAGGCGCAATCTACAATGATGTGCTTGTTAAGATGGAAGATAACAAACAACTAACTAGAGTACCTTATGATCCTAGTCTACCGGTCTCTACAGCTTGGGATTTAGGAGTGGCGGATCATAGTGCTATTATATTCTATCAGCAACTAGGAAGAGCCATTAATATTATAGACTACCATGAAGAACGTGGACAAGGACTACCGCACTACATACAAATGTTAAAACAAAAAGATTATGTTTACAAAGAACATTTTGCACCACACGACATCGAAGTTACAGAATTTGGTAATGGTAAAACGAGAAGAGAGGTCGCCTATCAATTAGGAATAAGATTTAAAGTTGTTCCAAAACTACCATTAGAAGATGGCATACACGCAACCAGCATGACGTTACCTAAATGTTGGATAGACACAGACCATTGCAAAAAGTTAATAGATGCGTTAAGACATTATCATCGGAAGTATATTGATAAAAATCGTATGTTCCGAAGTAAGCCGGTTCACGATTGGTCATCTCATGCTTGTGATGCAATGAGATACTTAAGTGTTGGCTTAGAAGAAATTAAAACTGGACAAACTGCTCCACAAGAGGTAGCAGATAACAGTTACCAAATTATATAGGAATTAAATATGGGTTCAATACTTAAACCAAAAATGCCACCACTACCACCGGTTCAACCACCACCACCAATTCCAGAACCAGAAATATCTGCTGAAGAAAAAGAAAGACTAGCACAAGAGAGAGCAGCAGTAGAAAGAAAAAGACGTGGTAGAAAATCTACAATATTAACTGGATCATTAACACCAGAAACTGAAGAAGCTGCAAAGGCAGAAAAAACTTTGTTAGGAGACGCATAGCATGGGTGGATCAAGTGCGGGTTCTAGCGGAAGTTCAGATGCACCAACAACAAAAAGATCAACAGTAACACAAGTAAGAAAAAGCACAGGTCAAAAAGTTGTAGACTTTGTTCAAGGCGGTGGAATTACAGGAATGGCGGTAAGAGCAGTTAAAGGTGCTATAGATAAAAGAAACCCAAGATCAAACATAAATGATCCAACAGGTTTATATGCAGAAGGATTAACTACAGGATCAAGAAATAATAATAATATGAGTGGCGGAGATAGTGGTAACGATACAGCACCAAATCAAGTTGCAACTAATGTAGGTGGAACAATAGTTACTGCTCCATCATCCGCAGAAGTTTCTCAAAGCAATGCAGCAGACGTAACTTACGATTCAAGAAAAACAAAAGCTAAAGGTAGATCAATGACAATATTAACAAGTGCAAGAGGAGTTCGTAATAATACTAATGCAGTTTTAGGAACTAAATCTTTACTAGGAAGAGCATAATGAAAACAGAACTAACATCAAAATTAATTTCAAGATTCGATAGACTATCAGGTAGAAGAGAAAACTGGGAAACACATTGGCAAGAAGTTGCTGATTATATGTTACCAAGAAAAGCGGACATTACTAAAAAAAGATCAAGAGGTGATAAAAGAATGGAAAGAATTTTTGATTCTTCTCCATTACAAGCATTAGAATTATTATCATCATCTCTACATGGTATGCTTACAAATCCATCTACACCTTGGTTTACTTTAAGATTTAAACAAATGAATCAACTAGATGATGATGAGGCAAAACTTTGGTTAGAAGAAGCTACTGATGTTATGTACAAAGCATTTAATAGATCAAACTTCCAACAAGAAATTTTTGAATTGTATCATGACTTAATTACATTTGGTACAGCAGCAATGTTTATAGAAGAAGATGATGAAGATTTAATTAAATTTTCTACAAGACACATTGATGAAGTTTATATAGCTGAAAACTCTAAAGGCAAAATAGATACTATCTTTAGAAAATTTAATATGACAGCTAGAGCATTAGTGCAAAAATTTGGCGACAATGTTTCTCAAGATGTTGCAGCAATGGCAAAGAAAAATCCTTTTGAAGAAATAAGTATTATTCATGCGGTATACCCAAGAAATGATTTTAACCCTAAGAAAAAAGATAAAAAGAATATGCCTTTTGAATCTGTATACTTTGAATACAAAGGTGGAAATGAATTATCAGTATCTGGATTTAAAGAATTTCCTTTTGTAGTTCCTAGATATTTAAAAGCATCACAAGAAGTTTATGGTAGATCACCTGCAATGACAGCACTACCTGATGTTAAAATGTTAAATGAAATGTGTAAGACAACCATTAAAGCTGCACAGAAACAAGTAGACCCACCTTTATTAGTTCCGGATGATGGTTTCTTATTACCTGTAAGAACTGTTCCGGGTGGATTAAATTTTTATAGATCAGGTACAAGAGATAAAATTGAACCTTTAAACATTGGTGCAAATAATCCATTAGGTTTAAACATGGAAGAGCAAAGAAGAAATGCTATTAGAAATGTGTTTTACGTGAATCAATTAATGATGCAAGATGGTCCACAAATGACAGCAACAGAAGTTATCCAACGTAACGAAGAGAAGATGAGATTACTTGGACCAGTATTAGGAAGATTACAATCAGAATTATTACAACCCCTTATTGATAGAGTATTTAATATTCTATTAAGAAACAACCAGTTTGCTCCACCACCAGAATCTTTATCCGGTGTTAATATAGATATTGAATATGTTTCTCCTTTAGCAAAGGCACAGAAATCCACAGAACTTCAATCTATAATAAGAGCTGTTGAAATACTTGGAAGTTTAGCTAATGTAGCTCCTGTATTTGACTACGTAAATTTTGATAATTTAGTTAAGCACGTTGCCGACATTGTTGGTATGCCACAAAAATTATTAAAGTCTCAAGGTGAAGTACAAGAAATGAGAAACCAACAAGCACAACAACAACAGGAGCAAATGCAGATGCAACAAGCTCAACAAGTTGCTAAGATGGCAGGAGACGCAGCACCAATGGCTAAGGCTCTACCAGAAGAAGCGAGAGCTATTGTAAATGCTGAAGAATAAAAATGGGTCAAGCAAAAGATAAAGAAAAAGATTTTACAAAATATGTTGAAGGTTTAAAAAAAAACTATCACTACATATTTAATACAGACGAAGGTAAATCAGTTATGTCTGATTTAGAAAAGAGATGCCACCATCATACTACTACTAATGTTAAAGGTGATAGTCATGAAAGTGCATATATGGAAGGTCAACGTAGCATCCTTCTATTTATAAAAGCAATGCTACAAAATGAAAAGGATAAATAAATATGTCATCAGAACAGATAACGGAGCAAACAGCTTCGCCTGTAGAACAGACAACAACTACAGAAACACCGGCAACAATAGCTAGTGTTGCAAAAACAGATACACTTATATCACCAACAACAGAACAACCTAAAGTCGCTACATCTTGGAAGGAAGCAATTTCTGAAGAGTTTAGACAAGACCCCAACATAGAAAAGTTTACAGAGATAGATGCACTTGCAAAGTCATATATCAATGCAACTAAAATGATTGGACAAGACAAGGTTGCTGTACCAAATAAAAATTCAACTGAAGATCAATGGAATGAAGTTTATGATAAATTAGGTAGACCAGAATCTCCTGATAAATATTCACTTGATGTTAAATCTGATGTTGTTCCATTAGATAACGGAGCTGTAAAACAATTTGCAGAAAATGCACACAAGCTAGGTTTAAGTAATAAACAAGCTCAAGGTGTTTTAGAGTTTTATAAAAATAGTATGGAAGGAACTGCTCAACAAAGTAAAGTTGATACAGAAACTGCTCAAGTACAAGCTGAACAAGAGTTAAGACAAGAGTGGGGTAGAGAATTTGAGAACAATGTTAAAAAAGCTGGAGCATTAGCTAAAGCAAACATTAACTCAGATATACTTGACCTTGAACTTAAAAGCGGAATAAGAGTAGGAGATCATCCAGAACTAATTAAAGGTTTTGCTAAGATAGCATCTATGATG